AATTTATCTATGGTATCTTGCATCCAAGATTCCCAAGGATTACCTAGGGGTAGTTTCATACCTTTATACATACGGTTCTTTTTTAACCATTGACTGTATATACGTACTTCTTGTTCGGTAAGGGTGATGTTATACACGTTGATAAAAATTATTATTGTAAACTCCTTCCCATGTCATATATAAAATATTGGCAGGAGTTGGGTGTGTAGATTTAATTGTTAAAGTTACGTTTGTATTTTTGTCGTAAACTGGAACTGCATATAACTTATTATCGTTACGTAAAGCTGCTGTGTTAGCTGTGTAAAGGTTAGCATCTGACACTTCAAATTGCTGTGTATATGAATTTCTACCAATTCTATTTAATGTTGTCTCATATAAACCTATTGAACCAAATGCTAGTTTGACTCTATGAATAACAGTGTTTGCTCTACTATCTGCTCTATATGCTTCTCCTTCTAATCGTGATACATAGATAGTTGGTAGATCAATTTTCATAGTATATTGATATCCAATAAAAAATGTTTCGTTTGACCAATCACCATCTATCTCTAGATTAGAACCATTAACAGTTATCTCTGCAAATCTACCTAAGTTAAGACCTGTGTCTTCATCGTAAGCAACTAACTGATTTGTACTTTCTAATCCAGTTGGTTTAGTAAATGTAGTTTTTTTAGTTGTAGCATTATAACTATTAGCTGCTGTTGTTACTTCCATTAAGTGATCTAAATGCACTCGACTTCCAGATATTAAGGCAGTATTAGCATCCATTTTTATGGCATATTTTAACAACTGATATTTACTATTGTTTTCAACAACTACAAATAAATTATCGTCTTGCATGCAATGATATTTAATAGTACCTGTTAGTTCCCATTTAAACCATGCTGCTAATTTTCTTTCTCTAATATTATCAAAATATCTATAACCATATAAGGTTGTAGTATCTTCTGAGCTAAAGAAAATAACTGAGTTTTCTCTTGAATTAGATATAAGTTTTAAATCTTTTTCAAATAGTTTAGAAACAACTGCACTTTGTTCTATAAGCTCTGGTTCTCCTTCTCTTTGTAGCTGTGCCATTTCAAAGAATCTAGAAAACTTACCAGCGTTATCTAAGAAACCAATAGTTGTACCCAGAGAGATAGGATTTGTAGCAGAATTAAAATTGTAAGTAGAGAGAGCATTTATTTTAGCGGTGGTAGGGCTGAATACATCACTATCAGTAGTCAGCATAAATTGTTGATTGGAAGAAAATAAAACTAAACCTGTGTTTGTTTGTATGCCATCATGCAAAATTGCTGGATAACCTGAACTAGCTGATATATCAATAGGGTCACTAGCTATAAATTGAATAGCTGATTTGTTAAAGAAATTGGTAAAATCTCCCGGACGAGACATAATTATATTCTCATCAGAAAGCATAGAAAATCTGTTTCTGAAAAACAGCATTTTATTTATCTGTTTTCCTACAAAAGATGGTTCAGGATTGGTAACATCATCACCTACTAAAGCATCATCCCATTGTGGAGCAGAATGTCCCTCTCCAACTGTACAAGCTACTGCTGTGTGAGCACCCTCGTTAGAGGCAGATTCGTAAGTAAAAGTATTAGCATCTACTAATGTAATTACAAACTGTCCGTTTGTTAAATCATTACTTTCAATGTTAACCAGTTGTTCATCAATAAAACCATGATTAGTTTTAGTGACAGTAACTGTATTGTTTGCAGTTGTAGATGTAAACGTAGCTGCTGTTTGTAAGGATGTTATACCGTAGGTTGACCCGTCTAATTCAGTTAGTCTAAACTTACCATCAGGTGTTCTTATAAGAACAACTGGCATTGTAGATCTTTTAAGTCTTATTTTTCTTCCCGGTTTAGCACACTCTTCCCATGTACCTTCACCGTCCATAAATGTGCCATCTTCTTTTTCTTTACCAAAAAATTTTACATAATGGTTATCTTGTTCAGCATCACTATTAACTACTTCGACTACCATTCCATGTTTACATTGAGTAGGTAGATCTCCGACATCATTTACTTTTCCAGAAACAACATTCATTAGCTCACCTACAGGTGTAGACGCATTAAAATTACCTGATGCTCTTTTTATATGTAAACCCGTTCCTATGATAGTCACATCACTAGCACTAAAATTACCAGTATTTAATATTTCTGTTCTAATATCACCGAGAATACTATCACCAGTAATAGTTGTTTTTACATCAAATGGTGTTGGTGTAGGTCTAGCTAATACTAAATTAGCTTGAACATTAGAAGTACTAATTGCTTCAACTGTTACTTGATAAAAAGCATCTTTCATCCACACATAGAAGAAATCACCTTCTTCCCAACCTTCTCCACCATGTAGCAGATCAAATGTTGTAGTATACCTTGCTTGATATGTAACGTTAGAACCAGAACCAAAAGGTACTGATTGACCAGTAGTAGCTATTTTAAAGAAAAGATTTTTTCTATTAGGTAATTGATATTTTGATGAATTTACATTTCCTGAATTTGGTATTGAGGAAGGGTCATTTGTTGCAGTAAATTGAAATTGTGTTGCAGTAAGACCTGTAGAGGAAACAGTTGCAAATTGATCTGGTGTAGTTCCACCAGTAAAATCAAAATACATTGAAGTACCGGCTGTTAATCCGTGTGCTGTAGCTGTCGTAACAGTTATTGTAGTACCACTTTTTGTGTAAGTCCCTCCAAAAGCTTTTCCATAAATATATACATTGTAAGCATAATCTCTATCTGAAACATCTCCGTTAGAATTTAAGATTCCTCCTACAGCATTGTTATCTACAAGAGCTATACCACTATCTATATTAAAAATACGCTGACCTACATTAGGTGCAAAAGAATCCCTTCCATCTCCAGCTTGTTCACCACATCTAGTATTACCTCCAGTACCAACACCACGACCTCTGTCTGCATGAGCCACCATGTAGTATGTAGAGCTACAGTAATTATTACTACTTCTAACCCTATCTACTCTTATTCTTGTAGCTGTGGTTGTATTCTGCGTCGTAGTATCATCAAAAATATTTAGTGAATACTGTTTGGCATATGCTATTTTTTTTAATTCAATGAAAACTTCTTTACCAAAATTATTGAGAGGTTCAATAGTTGAATCCATCTCTACAGTTTCAGTGCGATTGTTTATGTAAGTAAAGTCATTAAGAGTTAAGGTTTGTATATCTTCGTCAGCACTATGAGTTAAGTATGTATTATTTCCTATTGCATTAACGACCTCTTTAGGTGCGCCTGTTAAACAGTCCCACATTTTGACAGCACCATTTCGTGCTACTTGTCCTATGTACTGTTCGCCTTCATCACGGTAATAATGAAACCATTTACCATCAGCCGTTGCATTGAAAGCTGAGCTCGCATTGTCAGACAACGATGCCACAAACTTTCCAGCCGGTCTTTTTTGTAAACCTTGTGTAACGTCAGGAAGACCATTAATCATGTCTACCACTTGACCCGGAACTTTGTATTCATCAGGCTGCTGCGATATGCCCTGAGTTAAATTTGGAATAGTTTGTGTAACGTTTGCCATTATCTAATAAGTGCTTTGTAAGGTTGATAAGATCTGTAATTACTTTCAGCAGGAAATCCAAAGAAACTATGATCTCCTTGTTCACAGTCGTATTCATGTGCAGTTGCTTTAGCTTGTGCTTCTTCTAATTGAAGTAACTTTACTAAGTCTGCATTTGCAACTATCTGTGTCGCTGCTCTTACTGATGCTCTAGCAATTATGTAACGTTGAATAGCTGAAGGTATATCTTCAAAGTCACGTAAGTAAGTAATATCAAAATAAAAATCTTGAGTAAATACATCAGTATGGTGTACGTTGTCGTAAAGTTTTCCGCCCTTTTTAACAACGTCTCTATTTCTGTCGTAAAGTCCACCATGAATATCAAATCTTAGATAGTCATTAGGTATTAAATAATTACCATTAGAATCAGGTGATCGCTTTACGTTATCTTCTTTATTGAAGTGCCACCCTTCGTTCTGTACATCTTTAGTTACTTCCATTAATAAGTTATGTACTAAAGCTATTTCTGGATTACCTAAGTTAGTTAGATTTAAAGAAGTAATAGGTGATTGTCCAATACTACCCAAGATAGAGTTCACTGCGGATAGTTCGGTATCGGTGTTTAATTGAGTAGTCATAAAAAAAAGGGAGCCGAAGCTCCCGTATAAAATTTGCAATTAGAATGCAGATGGTGCTGTTGCGCCAACGTACAATTCTACAGCAGCAGCAGGATTTAAGTAGTCTGCACCCATAGCCATGCGACCTAAGATCACATCACCTTGGTATACCACAGACACATCTCCTGATGTTACCTGTACTTGAGGACCAATAGCCTCAACGATTCCAGCAGCTTCTTTCTGGAAGATAAGTCCACATGACTTAGCTCCTACTTCAGCAGCTTGACCGTAGTCGTTCTTGATACCAGTCTGAGAACCATTAGCATTCTCTAGTGCTGGACCAATGTGAGAACCAAGATTACTTGGTGCTGTCTTACCTGTAGTACCACCGAAAGCTGTACCATACTTGCCAAGGAACGGAATGTTCATTGACTTGAAGATTTTGATTCCAGCGATTTCTACAATACCTTGACCGCCTTGTAATGCTGTACCTTGAACGTCTCTGTTTATAAGACCGTTATTTCCGATATCAGTTATAAGTGCGTAGTATTGACGAGGGTTTAGAACAGCGCATCTACCTTGAGAGCTGACTCCTTTTTCGTCAAGGGCAGCAGCAGCATCGTAGAAAGCTGTTACTAGGTTTGATGCAACATAAGCATCAGAATCGTTTGTTGTTGAACCAACTCTGATCTGTGTTCCACCGGGTTCTACAAAGTTAGCCTTTGTAATTGGAGAAGCAGCTCTTGCGCCTCTTGTGATTGCTCTGAAGATGAGTCTATCATACTTCTCAGCTAATGCGTATCCAATCTTCTTGGAAATTTCTCCTCTCAACTCGAAGTGTGCGAGTGTTTCATCTAGCTCATAAACGAATGCACTAGAAATTAGGAGCTCGTCGCATGTAATTGTTTTTTCTGCGACTGGAGGTGCGCCGTCACTGTTACCTAAGATACTGTTTCCGGGAGTGTGGAACTCAGCAGTTGTGCGTCCAGTATAAATGAACTGCAAACTCTTTCCGTTCTTCAATGTTCTCTTCATCACCATGTCACGAGCGATTGTCTCGTGCTGGAAGCCTTTGAACATTTCTCCACTGAACAATTTAAGGTACAAATTACGGGCGTCACCTGTAGCGTTTGACTGACCTTGACGTGTTAGTGAGGTAGTCAAATCGGAACTCTGATGAGCCATGATTTTTACTTAAATGTAAGGGTATATATTGTCGTTCCTAACGTTAGAATGTTGTCAGTCTTAATTGGTCTAACGTGAGACTGGCACGTTTTGTGGTCTTTTCCCACCGTCGACGGGTAAAAGGTATCCTCCTCAGAGGGCTTTTCCCAAATTGAGTAGGGAGGAA